GGGGTTATGTACGTATTCCTTGATTCCTAGCTTCGTGTAGGCGTTACTAACTGCTCCGTCCACGGAGCGCCATCCCCTAACAGGATCTAGTGGCCGCTCGGTTATTTCCCCTCGCTGGCTTAATAAGGCAAGTACTCCTTCACGGCTGAAGACCAGTCCCAAGGCTCCCTTGCCCCACTGGTGAGCTATATACCAGCCTATCTTCCTATTGCCATTGCCATCCACTGGGCATAGAGCTTGATTTGATGGGAAGGTGTAGAGGTTCCAGTAGCCGTCTCTTGGATAAGCACATGCCTCTAGATACTGGCGCAGGTTGAGGTAAGTAATCAGGTCGTCTTGGAAAATAGCATACCGGTCGGCCGTGGGAGCGCGAATAAACAACTCCGCCAGTGCCAGTATCCAGTTGCCGAATACCCTAATCTTGGGAAAGCGAGAAGTTATTTCCAGGTTAAACTCGCTTTCCCAGCTTCTAGAGTCATTGTCCCCATCCACGAACAGGCGCGGATTATCAAACCCACCTTTGGCCAAGGATTTGAGAGTTTGCGGGAGCAAGGCTGCTCTCCGCTGCGGAACCGTGGTTAATCCGTAAGCCCACCGCACTAGTCCGCTCCCCCAGCGTTGTTACGTAATTTTTCGTCAGCGCGACTAATTGCTTCCTCCACCAACCCCGGAAATGGGTCTAGTGGATTCAACCGAAAGGCCAGCCTACTTACTGTTGCGGAGAACGCGGCGGCCAGCTTCTCTTTCCATCCCCAGAAAGCTTGACCTTCACGCAACCAACCGACGATCTCGTTGAAATGCTCGCGGCAACCGTCAATACCCCACGCGTTCATTTGCGCGGCCCGCACTTTGCATGGACAATCAACCATGATCGTGATTCCCAATGATGCCAGAATGCGCACTAACTCAGTTCCAGGTCCCCGCCTATCCAGAATCGCGTGCTTCTCTGGCACGCGCGCTGGCGCTGGTGTTGATTCATGCCTAACTTGAGTTCCATCCTTGTCCGCTTCCCACTGGCGCAGATAAGCTGCTCGGTAGTTTTCCGAACATGGTGGCACGCGCGTATTGGAACAGATTTTGTGGGCAAGATCGCCCTGCTGGCGATTGAATCGCTCGCAATATCCAGGACCTAAACAAGTACAAGATCCATCCATCTACGGTCTATCCACGTCAACGGTTGCCGGCCAGTTCGTGCAATCACTCGCGGACACAAAGCTAAACACGCCACCCGTGCAATCAAACATGGATTGATGAACACTATAAGTTGCAATTATCGTGCCCAATACTGGACCAACTCCTCCACATTTCCGAATCGTTAACTCCCAATTGACGCCTACTTTTTCAATATGGTACTGAAGTGGCGCAAGCGGATCGCAAGCACAGCTAGCCTCGGCCGTGCCGTCATCATGATACCATTTGCAAGGAAGATAACAGTGTAGAGGATATTTGTCTGGGCATTGTCGCGCAACTAAGGAACATAAGCAATCACTGGTAGTCTGCACGGCCTGTGAGAAGCAAAACCGCAGGGTGTATGTTTGCCCTGCTCCAGAACACTCAGGTTCTCCGCAGATGCAGTCACAGCAGGCGCACGCCAACTTTACACCACCGATCCCGAGTCAAATAGGCCATGGATAAAGCAGATTGTAAACGTACGAGACACGCAATTTGCATCCAAAAAGTTTATTACAAACTGTTGCGTCCCGCCCGCCGTGCCTATATTCGCTTTGCGCTTGCCACCAGTTTCCGAAACGGTAACCTTGAAATCGCAGCCGTTGAATTCCAGTTGATCGACGCCCTTTTCGTCCGTGGCGACAGCCCCCTCCGTGCATGCACACCCGCTTTTCTGCGGCGTGGTCTTGAGCACGTCAATCTCGCCTCCAGCCGGCGAAGCAAACCAGTAACCAAACTTATCCCTTAGTGCTATTATCCACTGATTACCTTGGATTGAAATTATCCCAAGATTCCATACTCGTCTTTTTGAACCGACGGAGACCATCATGCCATCGTTTGCCGTGCCTACTGGGGCCGCCGTGTATACTACTCGATGGATGTCACATAATGCGCTACCAGGGTTGTCGTTCAACTGACCTGGACCGGTACCAGGTTCCTCGATTAAAGCTGGAATACCAGTGCTAGGGACACGAGCAACGTATACCTCCGGTGCTTGGATTTCCTGATGGTCAATGGACCCCTCGGCGCCCCTACCAGTGGTACTAAACCAGCGCTTGCCGGACTCATCCAGAAGTTGCTGGATAAGCTTCACGTCATCATCGGTTAAACCGTGTAAAGGCATGACTTGGAGGCTTTAGTAAGCTTTATTTGGGAAATACGTGGACTACACACTTAGACATACCCTTGCGGCAGCGCACAAGTAGCGAGCCAAGGCCGGAAGGACAGCCACGGAACGAGTCGCCCGGAGGAATAAGCCAGCAGCCAGACTGTCCAGGGAAAGCCAGCTCCACGACTTTTGTCTCCAGCTCCTTCCGCTGCTCCTCCGTGGGAACCACCTGTAAATACTTTCCCTCCTCGTTGGAAATTACAAGCATGCTGGCTTCCTCAACCCAACCATGATCTAGAGGTTGCCAGCTTTCCCCCACCTTGATTACGCGCCTATAAGGTTGTTCCTGGCTATTCAGTGCCCTTCCGAACCTGGATTCAACGGCTACCGGCTGCTCGCCTGGAGATTGGCAATAGACAGTCTCCACCACCACGAGCCGGGCTTTTAGACTGGCTTCCCGGTCTTTAAAGGAAGCGGAAGTAGTAATTTGTTCCGCCGGCCCCGGCGAAGAAACTTCAATCATCCAATTGCTCCTTCCACTCCCCTATTTCTCAAAAGCACCGACGAACACGTTAGCGTTGCCATTAAATCCCTTTACCATGAACTTGTTAGTTGGTCCAGTGGTGCCAGTACCAGTTCCTATATATTCCTCCAACAGGTTGCGCGTGAGTTTGAGAATGTAGCTCTCGCCAACTCCCAACTCTCCCAAAGGGTAAAATACGTTGATCTGCGGGTCATAAATCCCATACTCCACGTAGTTGCCCGTGTTGCTGTCAAGGCTGGTAATCTGGCAAAACCCCGGAATGGTCAGCTGGCTAAAGTCTACAATCGTCCCGGTTCTCAGCGCAGTAATCGCTCCCGGTACTGGGCCTTTGGTTCCGGCAACGTCGGCCTGAAACCCGGATGGCCGGCCGGAGTACTCCAGGATGGTCACGTTGTTGGCATCGAGTTTTCGGAGACTCAGGCTGGAGCGGATTGTTGCTTCGTTACTCATGGTTGCCTCGCCTACGGTCCTAGTATAACCGGGATACCAAGTACCAGAAAGTTCGACTCCTCATACTTCTCCACGTGGATAGAGCCAGGCCCGGTAAATCCCGTACCAGTACCAGGCTCCGATTCTATCGGGACTCCCTGGCCATTAAGAACAACGCGCATAACATTACCATCGCGATCCTGCACGCGCTTGAAGTGGGAAGGATTGTTAGGATTAGGAGCCGCGCCGCCAATAGTATCCAGTACCCACTTCCCCGTTGTTTCATCCCAGTGACCGTTGAGAGCTTTTGTCCCCTCATCCAGTAAATCCTTATCCCAGCCGCTTACCAGTCTGCCGGAATCCGGGTCAAACTTTACGTTAGATTCAAACGTAAACTTACGCACGTAGTACCTCGCGCACAGGCCAAAATAATTCTCTGTCCAGGTCCAGTCGGAGAGCTTGATGCAGCGCGCCGGGAATCCCCACAAGGGCGCGGAATTTAACGTATCCATCATCTTGTCGCAGAGGAACTTATTCAGAATTGGTACGTTCTGTTCCACCGTGGTAGTGGAGCGGCTTTTATCAAACTCCACATGGGGACCACGCATCTGCTCGAATGCGGAGTTTGTAATCGCGACGTTAAAGCGGTCGAACACAGCCTCTTCTTTATCCTTGATAACCCCGCCGTTTACTTTCTGTGGTTCCAGCAGTGGGTCCTCGATACTAAGGTCGTGACACTTTTTGTTAGGCCTGGTGGAAAAGATCTGTTCCACGTCGAACAAAGTGTTCGGCTCGCCCTCCGGCGACACTGGAGTAACCGTTGCCTCCGGCCGACACCAGGCCCATGGGTCCAAATCGTTGTCGAAAGCCCAGATCCTTCCTGGGAGTGGAAGACCAGGAGTAAAGAGCAGCGCGGTTGCTGGACCTAGCGTTGGGTCGGGTCGGCCATAAGTAGCTGGAAGCTTACTAAGAGAAGTAAGACAGCGCACTCGGTGCTTAATCTTGTAAGTCCGATGCCCGTCGGCATCACGGCTACAAGACCAAGTGCGATGTCCGTCCACTAGTTCAGTTGGCATAAGCAGGACTACCTGGTCTTTATTGAGGTTACCTCATCAAGTGAGTTAGCCCACCAATCCGGCGGGCTCCAGGACTACCTGGTCTTTCTTGACCAAACGATCAATTCCAGCCCTGATATCCTTGAGCACTGTTAGGGACTTGTCCACGCGGTCCAGCCCCTCGGCGCCACGCTTGTCAGCGGCCGCGAACCCCTCCGGCTCCCCAGAACCAAAAGACTTTCCCGCGCGCATGGCTGCCAGTCGGTCTCGGAACTCAGTAATGCGGCCAAGAGATTCAGCGGAACCGAAAAGCGTGGCGTCAACCTTATCAGCCTCTTTCTTGAAACCCGCCGCGAACGCTTCGCCCGAGCTGACACCGGCGAGGCCAGCCGCTTTCTCCATGCCTGTATCATCATACAGCGGATCTAAATTGGTGAAAGCTTTCCCAATGAGAGTGTCGCGTTCTTTCTCCAGGACTTTGAGCTGGTCCTGGATGGCTTTAATACTCTTTGCCCCCTTGTCGTGAGCAGTTTCAAGTGCTTTAGCACGTGACTTTTCTATCTCCTTTAGACTATGCTCCAGATCACTATTTATTATGGCGTCTAGCTCCGCCTTCCGCTCGGCGGAGATGAGTTTCAGCATGCGTCGCAGATCGGTTATCCCCATTGCGATGTTGGTAGTAGCTTTTTGCCATATAATCCTGAGAGAAAAGCCAAGATCAACCCAAGTTTCCTTGAGCGTGAATACGAATCCTATCCACAACTCTTTTATAGACGCAATTCCTTTAGCAAACTCCAACTTAATCTGGGCCCATAATATCTGAGCGGCAAGCACTAAGTCTCCTGCCTTTAGCGCGTCTTGCATCCCCTGGATGGCTGGCTGAACACTCTCGGATAGGGAAGCCCACTGCTTGGTAAACCATTGAATTGCCGCGCCTCCAGTCTTTGACCAGCCAAGCGTGCCAAGACCCATGGCGATAATAGCCGCTGTTAGTAAGCCGAGAGGAGTTAGAAGCAAACCCACCGCGCTAAAAGCAAGCCCAAACAAGGCAATTAAAGGAGACAGAGCCAGGTTAAGAATCAGTATAGCCGGCCCAAGGAGTACAGCACCAGCGGTTACCGCTGTCACGGACGTGATTAGCTTCTTCGATTTCTCGTCCAGGTTCCGCACCAAGAATACAGCTTCCTTTAACCAAGCCACTAAGGGTCGTATTCCTTCCGCGACGAAGGCGCCAAAATCCTCTAAAAGATTGCCCAAATCCCGGCGAAGGATCTTTAGTTGGCCGCTTGAAGATTTAGCCACGGCTTCAGCCACGTAAAGTGTTTTGGATACTAACCTTTGTGCTTCTGCTAGCCGCTTCGACTCGTCCTTGATTGCGGCGAGGCTGCGGAAGTAGCGAGTTAGCATAGGACTAACCAGCCCTTGCTCAAGAGCGGCTGTCATGCGGATAAACGACTCGGCGGAAGAGTCGAATGCCTCTCCCAACCCTATTGCGTTACGCACAGCATTCTTGGCCTTCTCTCCAGTGGTTCCCAGCGTTTCCGCAAGTTGAATAAGTTTCAAGATGGCGTCATCTTCAGCGGTCGTTGTTCCCTCCATCTGCCGAGCGAATTCCCGATATTCTCGGGTAAGTTTTTCCACGTCGCGCCTATTGGCTTCCAAAACGGCGCTCAATCGGATGCCAATTACCTCCGCCTCCTGGAAGTTACGCAAGGATTGGCGGATGACTCCGGCCGCTCCAAGAGCGGCTAACGCGGTAAAGGCGGACTGGGCAAAATTGCGAACGCCTCCAGTAAATCCCTCGATCCGCTTGGCCGTGGCCTCCAAGGCGCGAGCCGTGGTAATAGTGGCTTGTTGGCTTTGCTGCAGAGCTTTCATGTACCCCGTAACGTCGCCAACCAAACGGACAACCAGGGTTTCCAGTTCGGTTTCAGTGGCCACTATCCACTTCTCCAACTCCAGCCTTGGAAATGCTGGGCTCAACTCCGGCGTTTATTTGTACTACCTTAACTGGCATCGTCATCCGGCCTAGCCAGCGTGCCTTGCTCAAGGCGGCGGCTTGCCGCTGGGTGGTTAGCTGGGCCGGCTGGAGAGGTTTCACTTCCATTTCCCGCTTCCTGAATTGCAGCTCTTGCATGGCCAGTGTCACTTTGCGAGGGCTTTTAACACATCCCTGTTGCACGCGTTGAGCCACGCGCATAAGGTAGTGATCCGTCCGGTCCGGGATATTCCATTGCATGTCCAGCCATTCTTGCCAAGCCTCGTATTGCCGGTGCGTGATTGGACCGGGCCAATCAAACAGCTCATGTAGGTGTTTACCTAGCTCATGCGCTAAGCGGAAGTAACCGCTGTAGCGCTTGGCAAGTTTTTTACGTTTGGCTCACTAGTACCAGAGCGGATTTTAGCCAAACTATCCTGCAGCTCTTCGATCCGGTTTTCCAGAGCTTCAGCCGTATCCGGAGTTTGTAAGTCGCTGATCTTGTCCAGCTCACTCAGTAGACGGTTGATAACACGGTGAGGCCAGCCACGAACCGCGTCTCCGGCTGACTCCCCAGTGCCGTTGTACACGCAAGCGCAAAGGAGAGCCAGGCGCGCTTCATGTGCTTTTGTGAGCTGTTCATTGTCAAACGAAGCCTGAACCTTCCCGGCCTCTATTTTTACCGATTTGAGCTGGGAAGAGCGGAAGGCGATAATGGCTGGCTCGGAAGCCTCGTGAAGAACATAGCTTTTGCCCCCGAATTTGAACGGGACTTTGATCTCTTCCAAGCTATCGAGACTATATTCCACGGCGTTGCTCCTAAAATAAACAGGGAAAATTTGAGCCCAGCCTTTCCAGGGCCGGAGTTTGAGGGCGATTGAACCAGGCTGATTCACCATGACTTAGGTACCAGCCACCGACGTGAGTACCGGCGCGGCCTCTACTCGGTTTACCGGATCGAAGTTGGTTGGAGTGATAGTCACGGTTGCTTCCGGCTGCTCTCCCTCGCTCAATTCGGATGGCTCGAACGTTCGTAGATATCCGTAAAAGTCCAGCTTGCTACTATCGGGGAAGTGCACCGTGATTGACCCCTCCTGGTTAATTAAATTTGTAAGGATATCGTTGTAGACGTTCGGATCGTAAGCAACCGTGAGGGAGCTCTCCGTAAGCGTGACAAGCGCGCGTGAAGCCATTGTTCGGTAGATAAGATTATGCATCGTCGTTGTTTCGATGGCTTCACCCCCATCCAATCCTGGAGGACTAACCGACTTTTCCCAAAAGCTGACATTCGAATCACGCGCGAAGGCAATCTTCGTCGAGAACCCGTCGTCTAGTTTAATTCCGACCGGGGTAACGCGGACAGTTGAAGCTGGCGCGGCCATTTGGTTAAGTCTCCTATTTCAAAGCCTTGTTACGGTTTCTTCCGCATATTGCTAGTCCCACATTGTACGCTTCTTCTTGATTCCGGCATGCGAGTTCTTTCCAGTAAATGCGGCATCCTCCTCAGCCTTGGAAAGGCTTGGCTCAATGGCGCGCCCCGCCAACTTCCCCCGCGCGCGCCTAAACAATATCCATAACGCTGGCGGTAGCAACAAAATACCAACCAGGAAGCCCGACAAGAAAAACCATAATCCGCCAAAATCAATGCTTGGCTCAATAACCATGCCTTTGGCTTCTCCTACTACAAACTCCTCAAGCTCACCAATACGTTAACCGTGAATAAGCGCCGTTTTGACGTTGGCGTATCCGTTCCTAAGGCCAAAACTCCGCTAGTGCGTGAAACCGCGTGGACGAGGTAGGCGGTGCCAGCGATAGTTACCGACTCTTGATAAACCTCTTGATCCAAAGCCAAGGCCAAGGCCCGTGCCTTGACGTACCCAACGCCATGCGTGGCCCCACGCACGCGTACTTGCACTCCATGGTGTTCTTGCTGCTCCCCATCAGTTTGTGTTCTGCCATGCCCTCGGCGCTCCGTGTCGTAACAGGTAATGCAGTTATCCGGTAAGTCAGGCTCGGCGCCAGCGTAAATCGGCCAAACAGTTCCCGGAGGATCAACCCCATGACCAAGAGCAATGAGTACCCGCCTAATAATATCCGCCGGCGAGTGCGCCAGCGTGCCGGAAGGCGTGCCAACCCGGAAGTAAACCAGGTTGCTCACGGCGCTGCCGCCGGCAGTACTACTCGTTACCCTAACCCAATAAAGCCCGTCCGCCAGTGCCGGCGTAATAGTAACGGCACCGTCGCCAGCACGCGACCCATCAGTTGTCCAAGTAAATGACCCCAAACCGGTTTGCGCCGATAGAGTCTCGACAGTGTTCGTGCCGCCAGCCGTCGAGCCAGCAATAGTAACCACCGTTCCAGCACTGTTAACGGAGATAGTTGGTTGCGCTGGGGGAGAACCACCACCACCACCAGTACTGTTGCCAAACGTTCGGCAGAAAAAAGTCCTAGGCAAGGTGCTGTTCCCCAATCCCGGCCTTAGAAATGCTGTGATCAATAAGAGCGGACATGCTAGTTGTAAACTATGGCTGTCCGGTTGCCGGAGCTGTCAACAGTTATCGTTACGCGCGTGGTTACCCCGTCAATGCCGACGAACGTTTCCGTGTTTGTCTGCGAGCCTGACAGCTTCCCGGCTACCGTGGCGGCGGTATATTGCAATGCCTGCCTGGGAGTCTTGCCATCAATAGCCGAGGCTCGGTCCAAATAGGCGTCCGCGATTGAATTGCGCTCTCCGGCCGTTAAAGCATAACCGGTCTTATCGTTGTTTGTCCCCACCGTGACACTAAATCCGAAGGCGGTTAAAGTCCTAGTCGCGCTAGCCCAAATCTTGTCAGCGGCGGCTTGGGAGAATTCAGCCGCGCCTAAGGCGTCAGTAGCCATGGCCGCCGCGTCTATAGCGCCTACCACAAAACTAGCGGAGCTGATGGCTCCAGCGCTTATCGTTGTTACACTCCCAACGCTGCCAGACAGATTACCTGTAATATTACCCGTGATATCAGCGTTCAACTCTATTCCACTCGTGACAGTACAGCGAATAGCGTCGCCAGACGTTGCTCCTCCGTTGGCGTTGATGCCATGTCCGGTTACTCCTGGGATAATGCGCAAACCATCACCAGTGCCAGCGCCAGTTAGCACGAAGGCATGGCCTTGAGTCACGCAGCTAACGTGGATTCCATTGCCCGATGTTGTTTCCACGTCAATCCCGCGCCCGGACGCCCCACCAACAATTCGTAAACCAGCGCCACTCGTATTACCAGTAACGATCATTCCCGGTTGACCAGCCGTGCTCCGTGTAATAGTTAACCCATCGGATAGAGTTACGTTGCCTGTATGTATCGTCGCTCCCGTAACTGTAAACGCGGCTAAAGTCACGGTCCCACTGTTACCACCGTTGATTATAAGCCCGCCCGAAGCCGCCGCCGCCGCATTGGGCAAGGCTGTAAGACCGGCCCGGACGGAATCGTACGGATCAAGATCACGCAAGGGGATAACAGCATCGCACTCAGCCGCGTTCGCCACGCCGCTGATACTTATTAGTAAGCCCTTGGCGTTGGCCACGGCAAAGCGAGCGTCGGCAAACTGGATTTCATAGATCCCCTTGTGGTTCGTCGCATCCACCTCCTTGAACCTACACTTACTCGCCGTGGGAGCAGAATAGGTACCCAACGCTGTAACCGTCTCGACATTACTAGCCGCCGACGTATAAACCGTTGCCGTTGCCTCGTTATCGGCAATAGTGGAGATTATCAAACCGCCCGAAACGTTAGTCAGGCCGGTTTTCCCGGCGCCAGTGGTAACCGACGAGTCAAAGATCTTGACTCGAACGATGACCGAGCCCTGACCACGCTTGTAAGATATAAGCAATTTACCACTCTTGCACTCTTAAGCCGCCAGAGTGCCACAAGCGGACGTAGTGAGGGAATGGCCCGCCAACAGGCGCTCCCGCCCCACTCGCGCCAGTGAAAAAGTGAAATAGCACTAAGTAAGTTACATTCATTACTTATAGTCCAAGTTAATTACAATTTCATTCGCCGCCACCGCGCCCGTGTCGGAATCCGGGGCACCAGTAGTCGTTCCAAAGCCGATCCCATTGGTGAACGGCAAACCCGTTGGCCAGGCTATCACCAGCCCACCGCCAGCGGTGTTACCAGGAACCGTCAATACTTTAACAGGAACATCCGTGCCAATGGTCGGGGCAGTCGCCTTGTCATAAACCTTGAGATACCGCGCCCCAGCGTTCGTGTTGAAGACCTGCACTCCATAAAGCTGCCCGGCTGAAGACTTGACATTCGTGGCATTCGTACTAGCCGCCGAAATCGTCTTGCTCATGCTTGCCCCGCCCTGGGTGTGAGCCTGGGCAACCGAGAGAAGCATGCGCGCCAAAGTCATCCTAGCCGCGCCCACGTCCCCCTCGTCCACTAAGTCGGGTGAAGTCTCGTCCGCCAAAAAACCAACAGGCTGAACTTTAGTGGTCGCCACGGTAAACGCAGCGTCATCAGCCAACTTCTCGGAATCCTGCACGACAAACGTGCCGGCGTTCGTGACATTGTGCGCGGCAACGGTAACCGTATTACCCACGTTACAATGCAAGCGACCACTCGCGTCACAGATCAAGGCACAATAATCCCCATCCGTGCCAGCTGTCTGCGCGGCTGTATCGGAGCGCACCACCAATACAAAGACCCCAGTATCACCCGTGACATGCGCCGCGTCCTCCGCCTTGCCAAGATTCGTGGCCCCAGTTCCAGTGATCACGGAGGTTACATCAACATCTCCAATATCAACACCACTATTCGCCGCCAACTTTCCTATCGCGTTGGTCCCAGCGGGAAGAGCAACCGTGACCTCACAATTAGTCCAAAGCTTCCCAGCGGCATCCACGTTCAGGGTGGAGTAATCCCCGTCTAAACCAGAGCCAACGGCCGCCACGTCTCGCCTAACCGTCAGCACGGCGACTCCCGTATCGCCGGATACATGCACGGCATCTTCCGCTTTACCAAGGTTGGTGGCGCCCGTCCCTGGAACCACGGCCGTTGTAACCGAACCAACGTCATGCGCCGCGACTGTCCAAGTACCTTGTTGTTGCACTGGCAAACCGCTAACCGTGCTTACAATGGTTACCGAGTCAAGGGCACCATGCGCCAGCTTGCTTATGGGATAATGCACCCCGGCCACGTCATCCGTCGCGAATGTGGCTCCACCGGCTCCAGCATCGGCAACCACGTTGTCAACCATTTATACTCCTACCCCCAAAAGCGACAGAGTTTGTTGCCGGGTTGCCACAGCCAAATCGTCAGCCGTGAAGTCGTCAAGCTCATCTCCCACGCGCCGCGCGAACAATCCGCAGTTCAATTGCCCTGATAGAGAAGTATCCGTGAAGTTGTGTTGAACCACGCCGTTGAACCGCGAGATCATGGTCGAGTTGTTCACCTCGATCTCGATATCGTCCGGAACGGAGATGGAAATTGTCTTGTTGGAATCGAGCGCGGTAATCGTGCCGTTCACGACTTTACGGTAGATCAAAACGTTGCTTATGTCGGCCAGCGCCACGTACATGTCATGGTTGGGGCTGGCGTCGGTACTGTTCCTGGCCGTGACACCAAGGCCTCCATTCGTGCCATTAATCGCAATTATGGTTCCTTTAGCCTTGTGGTCGTCCGTCGAGAGCTGAGTTGTATGCCTCGCGTAAGCCACGTCCGCCGCCACCAGCTGGGCATGATTGCTAAACACTTCCCAATTCCCCGTCACCTCAACCCACGAGCCAGCGTCCAGGGATTCATTCGCGCGATTGAAGTTATCGCTAATTGAGGTTTGGGGCAGTGCCCAGCCATCTCCTTTGTACGGGTCTGGGAGTAGCAGTTGCGCCGTTGAGTCATCCATGATTCCGTAAAGCTTCCGCATGGTTGCGCCCGTCCAGCGGCGAAGGATTGTCAAGGTATCTCCTCGCACTCGCGCAGCCGCGTAATCACTCTGAAACACCGCGACAGCGGCGGCACGCGCTGGGTGTGCCGCCGTCACGCGCTCGGCGAAGATCTCCGTGCCGGCAACCGTTAGCCTCACGTCTTGGTTAAGCGCGCCACACAGTGGCTTCCAGCGCGTAACGCCGGTTGAATCGTAAATTGATGAATCAAACATCAACTGCCGAAGAATAGCCCGCGCGCTATTGTCCAGTGGCGTGGTGGGAGACAGACCTAACTCAGCCCTTAGCACGGTCTTGCGGATGGAGTTAACATTGGTGTCCAAGTTATCACCAAGGTCGATAAGTAGAAGAGGATCAGACTTGGGCGAGGCATAGCAGAACAAGCCAGTACCACTAGGAACCCCCCCGGCTTGAGCTGCTTGGCTACTAGAGCGTAGGTCCAAACAGCCGACATGATCGCCTCCAGGTGCTCGCCAATGCGGATCGCCAGCATTAAACCATTCCCATTTGCCGAAGTACCAGCGCATCTCTCCTCCGGAACGCTTTAGCGGGAATTCCTTAATAGGAATTACCTAAAGCGGGAATTCCTTAATAGGAATTACCTAAAGCGGGAATTCCTTAATAGGAATTACCTAGCATGTTCCTGGTAAGGAATCCCGGTAGCGCTGTAATCCCACGACGCGATGTTTACCTCTACCCTTAAGGTCCGGCGTTTCGTCGTAGATAGCCACGCGCATCAGCTCCGTGTCATCCCCGCCCGAGCCGGTGCCATACCAGTCCGCCAGCGCTCCCAGCCAGAGAATACTACCAGCCTTAATAACCCGATCCACTACCGCTTGCGATTCCAGGGCAATAACGTTGCCATTGGGATCAACAGCTTCCTTCAGCCCGATCAGCCAACGCACCTTAATTTCCACCGGTGAAGTGGCTCTAGTCGGCTCGCCGTAATCGTCAAAACCGGCCGCCGTCCAGAGCACGGCCTTTTGTAACCGATGCGAAGTTTCTTGCGCCGGCAATTTGAATTAACCAAGCCTTCCTCGTCCTCAGCCTTGAAAAGGCTGAGATCAACTCTAGCGCCTCGCAACAAACAAACCTGGTTTATGCGTTCGGTGGGATGGAACTTCAATCCCTGTCCACATAGTCAGTTTGCTCAGAAGGGATTTTACCCAGCCAAACGGCTCTTACTTTTCTCGACTGGCTAATCGCCTTCAAACAACCAGACGGGTCTAGGCTTAGCGCCATTTGGCCATACTTGGAATTTTCCAACCCCATCCCTGTTTGCCCATGAAAGCTAGCACTAGCGCCGGCTGTTGACTTGCTCGCGTAGCTTTGGTCAGTCTGCACATAGCAGTGAGCCGCCAACCATCGCTCAATTAGCTCCAGCTCGGCTGTCGTGAGAGTAACTTCTCTATCCGTGGCACACGTATTAACACGATCCACTATTGCCGTGGCAGTATCAATAAATGGCGTTAGGCTAGGCGAGTTTGCGTCATCATAATCTCCTCCCTGGCTTCCCAGGCGCAGCACGCCTTGCACGTTGGTTGAATTCGTCCTGGCCACTTATCCACACCCAATCCACCTAAGCCTTTCCAAGGCTTAGCTCAACTGGCCTAAGTACTTTTTCCAGTCGTTCAGCCCCATTTATCCATCCATCTCAGCTTGGAAAGGCTTGGATCTGGGATCAATCTCAGCCTTGGAAAGGCTTAGCTCAATTACCTGGTATCTAGTCTTGTAAAAGCACTATTCTTCAAGGCCCCGGTATCCACTGGTACCAGCAGTTGGCTCTCGCGCTGGAGCCTTAAGCCAGCTAGCACTAGCGCCTGGGCCAAATTCTTACCAGCATGCAAAGCAGTTTTGACAATCCCCACTAGAGTTCCGCTTAGCTCCCGCGCCGGCTGCTCCAAGTACTTCGCCTGACCAACTTTATGATGCGCCTCCAGATTTTCGTGGACATAAAGAGCGTAAGACTGAGTATACCCCACTCTCACGATTGGTTCACTATTCCCATACCTACCGACAGCCGCCCGCAAAGCCGCCTCCAACCTCCTAAGATTCTTGATCTCAGCCACTTCTTCCGCCTTGGATTTTAGGTCTCCGTAATGGAGTATCAATCATCCGCCTCCACCACATGGAAAAACCTTAGACCATTTTCCCGACGGCTCGAATAACGCGAAGAATCTCCTCCTTCGTCTTGGCCCCTCGGAGATCAATCTCCTCCTCCTCCGCGTAAGCCACAAGCTGAGGCACGTTCATCTTTTCCAAAGGGTAAGACGGTGGGGGAGTCGCCTGGGCGGGAGCATGCTGCTCGTGCACGCGCTCGAACTTGCGCGAGTAGGTACCCTGGTTAAACCGGTCCACCAGGCTAACAGTGGAATCAATAATATCACCATCGTACGCCTCCTGGGAAAGCGGCGTCTCCTTCCGTCTTAGACACTGCCGATAGTACGTATCGTAAGCTTCGTAGAGATGGTTACCACCACCAATAAGAGCCGCGCCGCACTTACAGTACTTACCCTTGCCTGGTATAAGTTTATGATCGCAAGTAGGATCCCCACCAGCCCAGGAAACAGCACAGCCGGAACACTCACACCCTTCCGGACCTTTGTCTAAATGGCTACCCACGATTACCCTAAACTTTCCGCCCTCTTGTTGCCGTGGAAGCTTACGCTTAACAGCCGTTGCCACTTTTGTTCCTCCCAATAAAAGAAAGTGTTTTGGGCGAATGCGGACTAAAGTCTGGGTAAGATTATTAACTTGTAGTACCATGAAGGATACCAGTGCGAGAGCTGTAATCACTGCGCAAGCGCGGCACCTTGATCGCCATCACCTTAAAGCGCAGTTCCAGCCCGCCTTTCTCTTCCCACTGCACCGTGGTAATATCCATGCCGCTGACCATCTGTGCCACTTCGCTCGTTAGTTGCACGAATACAAGCGTGAACGTGGCGGTAAGCCGGTCCAGCCGGCGCACATCGGAAATTCCCTGGGTTTTGAGTAGCATGCTTCGTAGGGTCTCACCAGCGCTGTTGCCACCAGAGACGGAATACACACGCTCCATGTATTGAGTCCAATCCGTGGAGTGGTAAAGTACAAACGGCCCATAGAAAAACTGTGCGTAAAGTTGATCCAGCGCCGCCAGTATTTCATTCCTCGCCGTGTCCGGTACCCAACCACCAGCGGTCGGTAGAGTGAAGTTTGTCTTCGTCAACCGCTGCGGGAAGTTCGTGTAACCATAGACGGTGGAAGTCCCAGTATGAGCGCCTGGACCAGCCGTCTGCGTCGCATAGGTAACACCAGTAACGTTACCAATAGTCTGATCCTCCAAACTCTCGGCTACCCTACGACCAGCCGCCTCGCCCATCGTGGTGTCAAGCGGAGTATCACTATTCCGGCTTACTTGAATCTCGCGAGACGAAAACCCAAAATCGCTATGAGTAATTGGTAGCGGCAGCGAGCGGAGGAGAAACTGCGGAGTATCCGTGCGCCCGTCCGCGCGCGCATCCATGTCCACCACGGCCTCGCCAGGGTCTGACATGGCTTGATACTCCAGCGTCATCTTACCCATGGCGTTGAAGCCGCCGAATGAGCTAGCAGCCTCCAGGTCGCTAACGGCGCGGAGACGCTGGCGAGCAGGCATAACCACGGCCCTATCCAGCTGAATCCAGTCCTCCTTGCGCAACGTCGTGGCGTTAGCCGTGAGAGGAATCGGGTAGCCCATGCCAACTAGATCGTGGATCAGGTAAGTCCGGAGGAGCGGCTTGGGTTCCCCTCCGCGACTATCATTGACCGTATAGCCACCTTGGAGATCCGTAACGGTAACACACGCGCGCCCCCTCCGGTCGAGGAAAGGCTGCCGTAGGCGTATCCAATCCCTATCCGGCAGACTTCCACCCACGGCGCGTAGTACATCCGACTGACCAAACAGAGCGTCTGGAATAAAGTTGTTCAGTAGAGGCATCCCACTATCTCCCTTAAAAGATGGTGACTTCAGTAAACTACTGCTGATGATTAGTAGCCGGTCCAAATCATCCAGGCTAAGGTGTCGGCCGTCGGGTCAGTAATTACTTCCAGGAGCATCGCCGGCTCAGTCTCCGGCGTTCCCGTCGTGACAATGAACTTCCCCGTCGTGTCGTCCACTATTAGGATCTCCCCGAGTGGGTGATCGTCGCCGGTACCAGCAAGGTTCAAAACCAGACCATTAAACTCACAGCCAGGTAAAAGTATAGCGCCAAAGGCTCTGTCTCCAGCGGCGTAAGCGTCGGCCGTTGTCTTACCCTGGAGCAAGTCTTCCTTTAGAAGAATGAATGGACCCTTCGGCCGACCCCCATCAGCATCAGCGTTATAAATCTCCCACGTGTGCCGGCCGCCCTTGAGAGCCGTGGCAGCCTGAATCTGCACCACCTGGCCAGGCTTTGGAGTTTCCCCGGCCGCGATGATTCCCTCCACGGGGAAGTAACGATCAGGCGTGATAATAATGCTATTACCTCGTGCCATCTGTATCTCCTTACTGAAAAGAGTTCACGTATTTTTGCATTGGGTCCTGGTGACCTGGCTCCATCCTAACCCACGCCTTTTTTATGAAGTGGATCATACTCCGAGCGAGCGGATTCCAAATCGAGAATATCCGCCTGTTCGTTCTCCGTGAGCCGACTAAACTGCGGTCCACCGCTGGCGCCAACGTAGTTAGTAGTTGGCTCCACCGGCCAAAAGCCTTGGTTAACCGCTGGCTCATCAACCAAGTCAAGAACCTCTTGCAAAGCACCCAACGGCAGCGCTGGTTTGGAATCGAGCTTATTGAGAATGAGAGATTTCCTACGTGGGTTGGGTGTGTTATCGGCAATCTGCCGCAACCGGCCGGTAAGAATTTCACGTTCGCGCTTCTCAATCCGCATGGCATTTTGCAACACGGATTGGATTTCGGCCGGGGCTGACTGAATCCACTCATTGGCCGTGAGGACCTTTTGAGTATTGCTCTGCTGATTATCCACTTTTGCCTCCTCCTTCTTGTTCTTCACTCCATCTTTTACCATCTCCAAACACTCTTCGTCATCCGGGTCACACTCCTCCCCGTCATCGTTACGAACCACGAACGCACCCTTGGCCGCGTTGAAGACTAGTGTGGCCTTTCCGACGTGAAAGCCCTTAAGAGCGGCGTTCGCCACGGCTGCATGCTCTACTTCCTTGTCCGCCGCTGCCTTTAGGGAGGTCAGCTTATCGTCAGTAAGTTTGTTAAGCACCTCGCCGTCCCCCTGGTGCTTCCAGCAATTACAATTGGCAACCAGGTGGTCGATGATTGTCTTGCGCTCGTTATCGCTTAGTTTTACCAGCATGGAACTTTCTCCAAGTTTATTATTCGTATCCGTGGTTATGCTAAAGTCTTTCTGGTTACTTACCTGTCCACCCATGTTCCGGAAAATATGGGATACGACCGCCCAGTAAGTATCACCGCTATAGCCTCCCTTGTCAGCCGCCGCTTTAGCCAGCTCCCAAATTGGCTCGTCTTCATCGTCCACCCAGCCAGGAGGGTTATACCCAGCTTCGGCGGCTACCTTCGCCAAAGCACCTCTGGCAGTATCCTCCACGGTAAGCACCATAGCGCCACGCTGGGCAGCCTCGTGAGTCTCCCCTTTTCCCGTGCCGGCCTCTAGGTGTTTGAAGTATCCGGTTACCTTTGAGTGGGGCTGATTGACCCCAGCGTTGCCGGTGGCTACCTTGAGCCCAATCTGGTTAACCAGGATCCCGCAGCCATCCGCTATCGAGCACGCGCCTTTCTGATCCGGTAATACAGCCACGTGATCCGGCCGGTAATTACGAGCTTCGGCGTCATACTCCTTACCGTTATAAGTACCAGAGGAGGGGATATTTTCCGTGTACAGCCCGGTTGATAGCTCTATCTTCTCTTCGCGCTCCAGGCGAGGAAGAATGCGCGCGCCTTCCGCCAGGCCTTCGTCAAACTTCACCGTGTTAAGCACGTCGAACCAAGCTTCGCCGCTCAGCTTGCCGTTAGCCGTGGCTCGGTAAAAAAACCCCAGTCCTTGCTTTTCAAGGATATCCGGGTCTCGGCCGGAGACGTGCTGGCCGTTAAGTATCGGGTGATAGCCAACAAGGGGCATTCCGTTCCACTGGGAAGGATCTTTAGCTACCTCGTCAGGAGGGTAATAAAGCCTACCCTTCGACCCTTGAAGGACTCCAGGAACTAGAAGCGTGGCTGGGGCAACAATGTACTCGCGGCCGTTCAAGATCGCCCGGCGAGTCTTTCCCAAAGTATTAGCGGAAATGATCTCCATTAACCGTAAATAATAAGACCCAGCCTACAGAGGTGTAAATAGGAATCTAAAAGAATTTAGTAACTAAACAAGGAGAAGGCGTGGAAAGGTTGGTTCTCCCAGTGCAAAGTACTTTGTATAATAACCGGTGGTTTGGGTGCTTCGCCTGCTTGCGAAGAAGCCGGCGAAATGGTAGTGTCTCAGGACGTTTGAATTCCCGTCCAGATTCCCCCGAAAAGGATCGGCCTCGAAGAAGAGGTTAAGTTGCTACCAACGAATGAAAGGCTTAAGGTTATCAGCCAGCAAAAACGCTGGTATCTTGAAGAAGTCGCCATCGATCCGATCCGCCCTGGCGGTTTGCCAACCGGACATGGAAATGGCACAGGAGCACAAGCGCCTGCGGCGTTACCCGACGATAAGTTTCGAGGAAATCGCCGCTCTCGCCAAACTGAGACACTACCGGCGAAAGCAAGGGGTGGCCCGGTCCGTGCAACGAGGCACGGATCGGGTTTTGCAATGGAGGACCACACCCATGGGCCGTCATAACTGGACCTATGGCGCTTGCGAGATGTACCCGGGGCACGATTATACCCCTGACGAAGTAGTCTTTATACGCGGCATGGATTATTACAAACGCACTGGCAAGCTGCCTGGCAAAGACTTGCGCCCGCTGTTTCTGCGCGACGTGGCTCCGCGCCCGCGCCCGTTCCCCGCATGGCGCGAAGTGCTGGCCGTGTTGGAACGACTTGGCTGGATACGCGTAACAGCCGCGGAGCGCCGTCAACTTGGACGATTGCGCTCCGGCACGTGGCGATTGCGGCAAGCCGCCAAGGTGCCGAGACGGCTCGAGGTTGAAGACTAGTGATTAGTGGTATAACCCATGGCCGGGAACTTTACCTCCGGCCTACGTCTTGGATTCCGAGATCGACTTGGCAGCTTGGCTCAGTGCTAAAACAACAGCCGGCAACTTCTCGCTAACCAGCTTCAAATCTCCCTTCACCTCCGTAAGAATCTTGGTTTGCCCGTGAAGAATTTCCGTCTGCGCCGACAGCGCTGACTCCATATTATCGAGAAACTTGACGAAGCGATCACTCAACGTCGTGAGGAGCGGCTTGACAATTTCCGTTGCCGTCCAGCGAATCCCACGGCCTAGCGCTATTCCCAAAACAATCACTAGCGCGATTGGGAACCCGACAGAGGTCACGAGCTGCTGGGTGTCCATGCTTTTTAACCTCGCAATTTTCGCGTCATCTCGTCTCTAAAGTGCATAAGCTCCCTGCGTACTCTCAAAATCATAACCGTGTTAGCAATCACTACCGGCACGACTACCAACAGGAAAATTAAGCGCGTGAGAACAACCCAATCAAATGTGTTTATCAATGGTAACTCCAAAATCTAGCTCATACGACGATTAAAGCTTATAGGCTTGTTGAGCGTCCGGGAAGGTGTGGCCTACGCGAACTACAAACATGCGCCCAAGCCGCTCTTCTTGCACAAGGCAATTGTCCAACCAAAGGCCGTCATGCGTTTCTTCAGCTCCGGAGAGTAAGGACCAAAACTGCCACGCTGATAGCGCAACCCAGTGGAAACCCCCGATTGCGTGGCGAAGTAGGCGATTTTCTGGAACGTAGTTCGGCCGACGGGCCAGTGGTGAGGCTCGTCTTCGATTCTCCGGAGGACCTCCACCAGTCAAACCAGCTTTCCTTGACCGAGTGCGCGCAGAGGCCGAATTAGAAACAGGTCGCAATGCGCCGGACCAAGGCGTACAGCTCTACAGGGATGTCCATGCGTTTCAGATACCGGTAGAGCGTGGGACCCACCACCCGCCACTCCAATTGCCCATGCCCACAGCCAAGAGGCGGCACGGCAAGTGAAGTGATGTCCCATTCCTGGTAGTGAGACAACAAGTAGGCGAGCCCCTCTTCAATGTCCTGCAGGCGCGACACGGACCGCCAATGGTTCTTGGTTGGGAAGTTGAGAACCCACGGAGGAACCAAGCTTCGGTAGAGGTAAGGCCGCCCCAGCCGGACCTGACCAGCGTTGCACCGAGCGACGTAGTCCTCGTGCATTTCAGGGAAGCGATTCTTGAACTCAAGCGCCACGCCCTTGCCCATCACACCGACGCAGTTGACGGTGTTAACAAGCGTCTGCGCGTCTGAGTCAAACAGGTTGCCGATCTTCACGGTCACCATGAGCAGTTTCCTAGGCCGGTCAGCTGAAGATCGTCGGTAACTATCTTACTAGCAGCATGCGGCTAAGATACCAGCAAATCCCGGTCCCGTGCAAAACAATGCACGGGCCGGGCATCCCGTCCGGTACCCGCCAGCCCCCTTCACGCCGGCAATGATAACCGAACCTCACACTCTTATCCGTCTTCCAACTTGTTGTACCCCTTTAGGCCACTTGCTCCTGGACTAGGGACCGTGGGAGTGTCAATTGGCAAGGGGCCATGGAAAATTGGAGTGATTGGTTTCCATGGCCCCTTGCCAATACGGTACTCCCAGCGCCACTCGGGCTGCTTTTCGGATTTGCTCGCTTGCCAAAAGTTCCAAGCGCCGAATCCAGTACCTCCCAACAGAACGGCCAGCACGATACCACCAAGAATTTTCCCCGCCCCAGCCGCCTCTCGAACACTAATCGTCGTGGCCGATCCGGGAAACGGCCGCGCGTATTGCTCTGGACTAAATCCCATGCCAGTAGCCATGGCAGCCCGCGCTAAGCGCTGTTTCTCCGCGAAATCCCAAGCAAGACACTGCCTCAACCAATCCCTGGCGGTTTCCTTAAGATTCATGGTTTCACCCCGGCGCCGCCGGTTTTGTTTCCGGCAGCGCCATGTCGTTCCCAAAAACCTCCCGCAAGACGTGCTCCATGTCCGCTTGCAACTGTTCGATTGCCTCAACCGTTTGCTCCCGCAGGCGCTTAGCAAGCGCTTGGGAATTTTCTCCCATGCGCTTCGCAAACGCCTCATTGTCAAACGTTTCAGCCATCTTACTTCGGACCGCTTACGTCGTGGCCAAGAGTCGTTGGATTGCGGGCAAACAGGTTATTGCGGCCGGCGTCGCCAGGATCGTCTGAAACAAGCAACTCTTTCGCGGTCACTGCCTCGACTACTTTCAGGCCGTGCAGGGCAGTATCACGCGCCCGTGCCATCGCGGCAATATGATCCGATTGCTGCACGGCATAGCGCTCGGCCAAACCGGCGCCTATGATTTTCTCAATCACTGGGTCCACGGAATCACCTCATTTCCTTTACCTACTTTAAGGAACAATTGGTACACGACGAAACTCAATGTTGAGCCCAGCCTTTTCAAGGCCAAGAGTAAATTTATCAGCCAAGCTAGTAAATTTATCCGCTAAGCCAAGCGCTGCCGACTCCAGGCTATCAAGCCGCTTTTCCACGCCGGCCAAATCCACGGTCGAGCCGTCACTACCACGTGGCCCGGCTGGTCCAGCTAAACCTTGCGGCCCAGCTGAACCACGGACCGATCCCAGCGTCGCGATTATTTTCTCCAGACCATCAATCTTCAATCGCAATTGGCTCACTTCGGCCAAAATCCGCGCGTCCGGCAGCGCCGGCGCTGGAGCAGTTGGCGCGGGAGCCACCGGCGCCACCGGCGCTAATGGTGCTGGCATGCCAGGCTGAACAGGTATACCTGGCGGCTTCCGGCCTTGGCCGGGCCGGCGGAAAAGATGGCAGGTTTGATCCACGAATGTCTGAATATCCGCCAACCCAACGAAGCTGGTATTATTCGACGAACCCCAAACAACTCCACAAAGAGTATTGTCAGACCTAAACACTCCACTACCACTATCGCCACTTTGCACGCGCGCCGAGAACCCATGCACCAAAGCGCCACGATTATCGCGGCCACCAACACCCTGATAGTACCCAGCACGGACCACGGGTCCACGCCCAAGCGGATAGCCCACCTGGGTGAGAGCTTCCCCACGCACTAGGGGTTCAGTCGCCAATGGTATAAATGGAGTGGTGGAATCCGCGTTAATCGCGACCGCCGCAAGATCAGCTTTATCAGCGCGGCCAAGAAAGGCGCCGTAAGCACGCTGGCCACTTGGTAAAGTCACAAGGATAGTGTGAATCCCGTCGTTAAACAAGTGCCGGCACGTTAGTACCACGGCCGCGCCTTGTTCCTGAGAATAAGCGATCACCGTGCCGCTGCCACCACTCGCGCCATTGGATATTTTCACGCTGGCGGCGACTATCGATGGGTCCGCTCGCGACTGTGCCGGGACAACCTGCCCCACCGGACAAGTCGGTCACCCACCTCGCGCTTGCCAAGTCAGCAACCCTAACGCCACAATGGCTAAAAGCGCGCAAGACAACTTGCGCTTAAATGATAGACGCTTAAAGGAGAGCAACCTGCTCGGGATAGTCTCAAACGTTAAGTAACCAACGCTTGCAATTTTAATTCACGTCTCCTTCTCAGCCTTGAAAAGGCTGGGCTCAAATTTTGGCTGGGGTTAGCACCTGGCGCCCAGGCTGAAATCAGGGACCCGCCTCCCCCCACCAACATCTCCCACGTATCTTTATCCGCGCTAGGTAATTATACTACTCGAACTAACCGGTAACAGCAGTAATACCTGCCCTCATAGATAATCGTGCAACCATCTCCCCTCATTTTAGCACGGAGGTTTGTCAAATGAGCATAAAGGGCTTGATACTCCGCGCAGTTATCTCCAAGACAACCCAGCAACTCCTTACGAGAATGAGACTCACCATCCGCCAAGACCCGGAGCAGCCTATTCTCCGTTAGCGTGTAGCCATTCCCAGCCTTCCCAAGGCCAGGCACATTACATGATTTTGTATTCACCACTAGCAATCACTTCCCTGCTTCCACAAGTTTGGGCACGACCGTTTTTGGGTCCGCTTCCTGCCCTCCCACGATGGCCATCTTAATCTCACGGTGTTCCTTGCTGGCCGGGATCACAAAGTAGACTAACTCCCCAACCAGGTCGTCCGACTCACGTTCATATGGATCCTGGTCGAACTCACGCGCTGGAGTTAATTGCTCGTCCCAACCTAGCCTCTTAGCGGTTACGAGTTCTTTGGGAGTTACTATTTTAAGTTCTCCTTGCGTAAAGGTATATCGTTGCGCGAGCGATTAGCGGCAAACGATTCAGGTATCAGGTTAGACAGCTGATATCCCCCACCTTGTTTCTTGGTAAAAATCTTGCCTCTCTCAAATTTTGGATAACTCCTAGTGTTGACAGTCAAATTATCGGTCCAATGCATTTTTAGCCCAGTCCAAGGGCAAACAACATAGCCATTTTCTTCCCCACCAAACTCCCTAAATAAATTCTGGCGTTGCCTGCGCCTATCCGCTGCGCTACCCCCCCTAGCATCTCCTCCGACTCTACTTCCAAAGGCCATATCATCCCGTGCTTTACGAACATCATCAGCCGAAGGAACAGGTACGGACTTTATCTTGCTCCGGGCCAATTTTACAGCTCGCTCCTGCTCCCCCGGTCGAGCAAAGCCCTCCCTCATTGTACCAGCTGGCAGGCAGCGACCTTTTTCGTCACAATCGCAATCAGCGAAGAAGGAGCGATTAAAAGCCAAGAACTGGCTAAAAGCCAATAACTCGAGCGACACTGGTTCTTGTCTCAATCCCGGCCTTGAAAAGGCTGGGCTCAATGGAAAAAATCTTTGTACTAACGGCTCAGGCCGGCGCTTAGCTATCTCTCTATCCGCGCCTGCCCACTTGGTCTCCTTCTCGCCTTCACCTTGCTCTTCCCGATCAACACTCGCGCGGATAGCCTTAGTAATAGCTGACTTGGTAGCCTTCTGCTCAGCGTCCTCACCAACGTTAGCCGGAACCCAGGCGCAACGACACTGCGGATGCCTTGGAAGCATGCCTCTAGCCTCGTCTATCTTAAGGACTACTCTCTCTAGCTCCTCGCAAAGTGGGCATACACGGTCGTCTCCAGCAGTAGACCACTCGACAGCAACGCCTACCTCCTCCACGCCTAAATCCTCCAGAGCGTTTAACTGTCCCTCAGCGTGGGCGCGAATAATCTCCGTCCGGGCGATCACCTCACTCCTAGCTTCCCCCAGGTCCAGCTGCTCGTTCAGACTCTTGGCCAAGTCGCGAGGATTCCTACCTTGCACCAAGCCGTCTGTAAGTACGCGCGACATGCGAGCACTCATCTCCTCGGTAATGCCTTTCAGATCGCTAAACTGCCGGCCCGCCAGAAGCTTTACCTTATCAACGCTTACTGGCTGGCCGAAGGAGGAGCGGAGGAACTGCTGCTTGGAACCTTTGTAAAATTCACCCTCTCCGGGAGCGAACTTACGCTTACGCACGTCGTCGAAAGCACGGCCTGCTCCCTTGCGAAAGCCATCTTCCACATACTTGCGCCATAGCTCTTCTTCTTGCTCCTTTAGGAAACGAGCATGAAACTGCTGCCGGAGCCAACCTTGAAAAGCCTTCACCTTTTCCGGAGCCGTGTTGAATCGCCAACGCTGGTTACTAGTTAGCTGTCTATCTACATTCCTAACCGCCTTGCTGTCAGCTCTTAACCCGAAAGCGTCTTCGTCCACGATAAGCTTTACCAAATCCAGCTTGAGGTTGCGCCAGCGCTTGCGTAACTCTTGCTGAAAAGCTCGGCGCAGCGTTATAGTACGCGTTGGATCAATGCGTAGATGGTTGAGTTTGCGCGCGTTCCTTATCCAGCCTGATAATTGTAGCGCCCGCGCGCGCGCGGACTTACCAGCGCCACAGTGGCTGCGCGCGCCCCAGTTGAACCAAGCCTTTTCAAGGCCAAGCTTGCGACCTAGTTTACCTTTTACCAAGCACGACGATTGAACAGGCAACTTATATTCTCCAACTCTGGTTAAACTTGCTCATCAGAAGCAAACGCGCGTTTTTCCTCCTCCGCGATGAGGCTTCCAACTTCCTCCCCGGCCATTGAAAGACTTGGATCAACCCCGGTAAGTTCTTGACTCTCGTCCACTGTTTCCAACTGCCTCTCCTCCTCCAGTTTCGCGGCCTCCATAAGAACGGACTCCGCTTCCTCCTCAGTGAAGCCGTGTACCCGCGTCAAGTAATCCATTGGTGGCACAAGGGCTTCCACCCCACCTTGCACGTATTGAGCCAGTGCCGCCGTGGTTGCCGAAGCAACACTAGCCTTCTCCGCGCTACTCTGGGTGTTGATATCAGGCCACTCCACCAAGTACCCATCCTTAAGCCGTGGTAGTACACCCAAAGTTATCAGCCGGTCGCAGAAGGGAATTATAAGACGCGGGGTAAGGTAGTTCCGCTGGCGCTGGCGCAAACGCTCGTTCCAGTCCTTGCGGTTCTCCGTGGAAGCCTGCTCTCCAATCTCGTAACCCTTGAATACCGGCACGGGCACTCCCAAACAAACACAAATAGCCTCTATCTGGGTATTAATCTGCGGAGTAGGATCAACAACTTGTGGGCTATGCGACTTGAGAGACATGCCCGTAAGAGCCATACCGCGTTGGAGTCCGTTCCACCACTGCTCGAACGTATCACGGGTTTTAGTTTCGTCTATCCGCACGTCACCACCCAGCTGTGGATGAGTCTCTAACGTGTAGCCAGGAAAAGCGCCGCGCCAGTACATCTCCGCACTACCGTGATAAAGTTTGCGAAGGCCCAGCAAGTGATTGAGCACTGGGAGCATGCGCGGGACGGCGAAAATCTCACTGCTCGTTGCCTGATGATAAACATCAGCCACGTGGATTACCCGCGACCAGTGCACTACTAGAGTAGCCGTCTGTAAACCGATCCCACCGTGATAGTCGCCTGGATTGTTAAGGGTGATAAGGTATTTTGTTGGCTGGCCATGACGTGAAGACCTGGGATCAACCTCGTGGTTGGAGATCTGGGCCAGTGATTCTGGGAACACGCGCAAGTACTTGAGTACCATACCTTTCCTAGGCTTGACTTCCATGCTTGGATCTTGACCATCGTTCAATCCCAGGAGAATAACGCCGTACCGACCAATGCCCGATAGCTCATCCGCCCTTGCCAGGTACTCCCATATTGGATTCCCCAACTCTTTCGCATACCAACTAGGTTCCCCGCGCATGCCAGAACCCAAGGCATCCCAAGCCTTCTCAAACTCTGTTACCGTCCGCGCATCTTCATCCTCGTAAACCAGCGGCTGCACTTGCCAGCTCTCCTTGGAATAAACTTGTACTACCCTGGCAGCCACGGCTTCACGATTGTAAAGCCGCTGGAAAAACTCGGTGGTGATATAATCCGTATCACGAGGGTATCCACATTCATCTTCTATATTTCTGCGCCTGTCCAGTAGATTACGGAACAGCTCCGTGCGCAGGGTAATAATATTATTAGTAAGGTCTTGCAAACGCTGGGAGGTATTATCCGTCAGACCTAGTAAAGATGAAGATGAATAGCCATTTTTTTGTTCCGCCCTTTGGTTTCTTGTCATACCTCTACCCTTTCCGCTCCGGTCCTCTCAACTCCTGTCCTCTCCACTCCAGCCTCTCAGGTCCGCTCCGTTCCATTCCACTCCCCGCATCTCCGAATGGAACGGAGAGAAGGCTAGAATGGAAAGGCCGTTCCAATCCTACCAATCCGGTCCTCTCCTCTCCCACTCTAGCCTCTCCATTCCAATCTCGTCCCATCCTCTCATCTCCATTCCGCTCTAGCCAGTCTTTCCCTTCAGATTTTTATACTATTAGTCTATCCCTGAACAGGACTGCCGAGCGAGCTGCTGCGCGCAATCATTGTGCAATCTATCCAGCTGGGGGTGTCGGTAAAGTGGGATCGATCTTTCCACCCGACCGTTCCAGCAGCCTGACAAGCCGGCGGAAAAACTCAGGCGCGCTTACTTGCTTCGTGAGTAACGGTGCCGTTGTACTAAGGTTGCGATAATCCATTGCTTCAACACTCTAGGTAAATATACCTCTCCAGTCCACTCCCATCCACTCCCCTTCTCTCCACTCCAGCCTCTCCACTCTCGTCCCATCCCATCCAGTCCTCTCCTTTCCCATCTTTTACATCAACAGTTCGAGTTTTACTAACTCGCGCTCCTTGTTGGTCAGCTTGTCATAACGATCCGGTAACCAACGGTTATCCGTGGGATATGCCGGCGGGTCACTCGTAACAGCGCCACAGAGACAGCACTTCCAACCGTTACACGTTTTGTACCAGATATGGTCGCCTCGATAATAGTCCTTGGTGTTTGGCGTCTGAAACACTACGTGGCCACCGTGCATCACCTTATTTACCCCCCCACTCCCCACCGGTCAATTCCAAATCCCATCCCTTCTCCTAAAACGCGCTTGCCAAGCTCTGGCTCGTCTTATGCTCCATCGCGTAAAGGGCAAGAACCAAGGCGTCCGCCTCGTCTGGCGAGTGGCCTATCAGCTCGGTCAACGTCTTGCGCGTATCACTCTCGCCACGCTTACTTTTTGGCGGGAGAGTAATCCGTCCTTCCGAATCGTACCACCTCGGAAACTTGCCGAGCTGCCAAAGTAGCTCCGTGTACTCCCTTGGTATCGCGAACTTCAGCGCGTTCGTTGGGTTAAGCCTCCGGCTCAGGTTGCCATACAACTCAGCTCGACGATTACGGTAAGCATAGCTCTCTTCGTACAGGCCTATTCGCTCTTCCAGGCTTGTAACCGTCCCTCTACGCTTTGGGTCAGCGCTAACCGTCTCGCCAAAGGCCAAGGTCCCCACGTTGTAACCCTGGCTTCGCAGTCTATCAGCGTGCTCTTTACCACCTCCACCACGGTCGAAGAGCACCTTTTCTGCTGGCACCCCATGAGCAAACATGAAAGCCAAAGCCTCACCGGTCACCACGCTCGTATCAGGAGTCTGCCTGCTCACTAACTCCAGCAATCCATATTCGTCCACGGCGGCCATCGCCGTCTTATCTCCTCCCTCAGCCGGGTCAATTCCTATAGCCCTGGCTTGCCGCTTACGTCCGTTCATCTCGTCTGCCAGCTGCCCGGCACGGCTCAACCACTCCGGTGGAAACAAGAGTACCTCTACTCCCTTGTAAAACTCCGCATCCAAGCCAACACACTGCCTACGGGCATCCCAATGCTTCCTACGATACTGATAACCAAGAACACCGTTCTCCCAACGGATAACTCCTGGTACAAGTATTTCGTTCGTAGGAGTCTTACCAATAGCAAGCTGCTTGAGAGCCAGCTTAACGCTAGGACTCTTCTCGGCATTAAGCTTGATGATCTTGCGGATATACCCATCTCCATTTTCCCTCTTCAGATCTCCTGCTTCTATCGCTTTGCGGAAGAAGTTCTGGCAGTCATTTGGATTACCAAAAAAGAAAAACCGCTTTGCCCAACCTTGTCCAGCTGAATACACCAAATCTGGTATTGCGCTACTCTCATCTCCCACCAAGAGCGTGAACTCCGCGTGATGCCCAGAGAGTCCTTCACCCGTCTCAGACACCATCGCCTTTAGGTAGTTTGCCGGGTTCTTGCTCTCTCTCTCGTCCGCCCTACGAATTTCCTGGTGCATAAGTATGAGAGGGCCACCACGGTCAGCCACCAGCGGGTACTTACTGCCCATTACCAACCGGCCAATCTCCGCCCACAAGACTCCAAGATGCTCTCCCTTAACGGACGTGGTTATAATTCGGCATCCCACTCCAAGCTTAATGCAGCTCAAGAAAATCGTAAGTACTAAGTACGCGGCCGTGAAGTCTTTTCCCATCATATTCGCGCTAGGCACGTACGTTTCATTGTTCTCCAGAACCGAGTAGCAGATTTCGCGCTGTTCTTTGTACAACTCAATTCCAGGCCACAGAGTATTACCAAGCCTGATTGGGTCCAGCACCTTTCCTCTCCATTCCAATCCAGCCTTTCCTGTCCTGTCCACTCCTTCATCCGGTCCGGTCCAGCCCTTCCTGAATGGATTTGCTAATCTGCAAAGGACATTTGTCAGCGCCGAAAATCCACTGGCATTGGCGGCTCTGGTGGTGCTTCGTCGAGAAAGAAAACGCCCAAGGGTCGTTTGTAGGTATGAGCCAGTTTTCGCAGCTGGGAGATAGTGGGCTTGGATCTTCCAGATTCCCACTCTTGCAGACGGAGAGGTTTGATTTGACTTTTCCGGGCCGAATCCTCCACGCTGAACCCGGCGCTCTCGCGCGCCCAAACGAGCAATTCTGGTTTCACCAGGGCTTCGATCTGGGTCGCCATTCGATCCGGCTCCGAGCTTAGCGTACCTTGAAGAACGCGGCAACCGTGCCTCTCCTATCCGCTCCGCTCCCATCCACTCCCGTCCAGTCCCGTCCTGTCCATTCCTGTCCGCCCCTAGCCATTCCCGCCCATCCGGTCCGGTCCGGTCCAGTCCAGTCCAATCCCGTCCTCTCCTGTCCCTCCACTCCCGTCCTGTCCCTTCCACTCCCATCCTGTCCACTCCGGTCCTCTCCAATCCCATCCAGCCCCTCCACTCCTGTCCTATCCCTTCCGCTCCCCTCCTATCCTCTCCCCTCCAATCCGCTCCAGCCCCTCCTCTCCAGTCCACTCCCGTCCCGTCCTTTCCGCTCCCATCTAATCCCCTCCCTTCCTCTCCACTTCCCTCAAGCCCTTCCGGTCCGGTTAAGTCCAATCCCTCCAGTAACTTTTATCATCTACGCTCCTTCCAATTTTATTCTCTCCTCTATTCTATCCGGCTCGTGCTCGCTGCTTATTGCCATCCGTTGCCAGTCGATTACGTTCACGTTTACCGCCGAGCCACCTTTCGTTTTGCCAGCCTCCGAGGGATGGTCTCTTTCCCACTGTAGTTGATCGCCTTTCACCAAGGCATTATAAGCCATTACTCTTTGTACCTCGCCCACTTCTTGGCACTCGACCATTTTAATCATTTCATCCACCAGCCTTGGTTTTTTTTCTTCTGGTGTTGCCCAGCCTCGTCTTATTGCCGTACCTATTAATACTGGCAATGGTTGTTCGCTCTGGGAACTTGGGTCTACGACCTCGTTCCACACGGCTCCCTCCGCGCTCGTGGGTATTTCGCCGGCCAGTTGCAGCTCTTCGCGGAGCTTGGAATAGCGCTTGACTTTGCGCTGGCGCACTTTGCGCTTTTTGCGGCCTAGGTTTTTCGTTTTATGTTTCACCACAAGCCGAGCAGCCTTGCGAGCCAAGGGGTGACTTTGTTGTTAATCTTTCTCGCCATTAGATTTTACTTTATTCTAGCACATTTTACAAGGTCACGATCCCACCAAAGTGGTAGTTCATTCGCGAGGCACGCTGGAGGCGGTTGCCGTAACCACCAGTGGACCTCCAGGCTACGGCGCCATCGACTGAACCAGATCCGTTCGCGGGTGGCGTTGGCGTTGCCCTTGGCTGGTCACTGGCGTAGATGTTCAGGTCGCGGCCGGTCTGGGCGGAGTAGGGCGGGTCGAGGAAGAGGCCGACCGTGCCGAGACTGGTTGTCACCGACTCTGAGTTGCAAGACTCGCAGCCAATCACCCACAACAGACCCTGACGGTACGGAGCCGATCACGGAGGCGGTCGAACCAGTTGATGAGCCAGGCCCGGCGAATCGGCGCAGGTGCCTGCCGAGTCGTTACCGTGGACGCCGCGACCGCACAGCGGCGGACCCGGCGAAGGGTTCGATGTAGTTGGCCACGTTGCCCAAGCGTGTCCAGACGAGGTTGGCGATGCGCGACTTGCCGCCAAAGTAGGGAAATGGGGCTTTTAGTTTTGGCTGAGATTGATCACGGTTGAGCCCAGCCTTTTAAAGGCTGAGAACGAGCGGTTGACTTTTCCAGGAAAATTCAGAACGTCATGGGTGAGCGCGCTTTGAAAATGCTTGTCTCAATCAAGAACATCCAAGTACTTCGTTCCAGAGATCGCGCAGCCGCTCCGTTAATCGCCACTTACCGCGATTGATAGCTGGGTTAGGCCTGAACCTCTCCACTACCTTAATCTTGCGCAAAAATCCCAGTAGTTGAGCTACTTTGGCCTCAGGGACATTTATCAGAGCCGTCATGGCATTACAATATATCCCCTCGACTCCGGACTGGGCTAACTGCTTACAGATGTCGAACGTCCGCCCGCGCGCCGTATCCAAAGCCGTGCGAGTAACTCGGCGCATTACTTCTTGGTCTAAGCTGTCTCTGTTTAAAACCACGGCCATGCACTGGGCAAGCCGCATTAATTGGCTTACCAGCCTACCCGCGAATTCACGCTCGGCTATTTCATCTTGCCTAAGGCTAGGGCGAGCGCGCATATACGCCACGAATTTACCAAGCGCCATGCATCGGCGCAGCTCCAGATCTGGCTTTTCCACTTTGACTGTAAATTCGGTTACATGCTCGCGAAGGTAGCTGACATACCCTCCAGTCAACTGCATCGCCTTAACCAGTTCTGGGTCGTACTGACTTTCCAGCTGTTCGTCGGCCTCCACGGCGGAATTGCGCACTGCCCGGTTAACGATGCGCCAAAGAACATCATCTTCCTGTTTCTCGTCTATATCTTCCATGATAACGCAATCCAAAAACCTTTCTCCCAACTCGCTACTATCCAGTTGCCGCAAGGAGTTCGTGCCGCACAGCAGCCACGTCATGCGCACTCCCTCGTGGTCACGACTTATGCCATGGCGGTAGTGAACACGAGCCGTGGAATCGTACAGGTCGCGAGCTTCGGATAATATCTGTGATAAATTAGGAGACTGAAGCAGGGTGTCGCCATCCTTGGTAACCAGCGTTTTACCGCGCACTTTCGGGATCAGCCCAAAGTCCTCCGCGCCCTCCTTATCGGCCTTATAGCCGGAGTGAAACCCACGGATGGTAGATTTAGCGTACACGTACTTCTTACAAATGCTCAGCGCCTCGCAAAGGGTGCTTTTACCGCAGCTAGCCGGACCAATAATCCTACACCACAGCTGGTCGTCTATCAAGTTCGTGCTAGCAACGCATGACAGCATGACGCTTAGAGCTCGGTCTAGCCCCTCGGTCCAGTGCAGTGCTTTGCGCCATGCTCTTTCTAGGATCATCCAACTATCGCAGGGTAAACACGCTATTTCCACTCCTCTCTTGGTGGAGGCGGACTTACCTTGGCCAACCACCAATTCACCAGACACTAGGGATATTTTATCCAACAGGCCTTTCAATAGTCCAACCCGAGCCTCTATGCCGCTGGCATGGGAGCCAGCGGCTCCCATAGGCAGCAGCCCCTTGGTTAGCCAATCGCGCACGTCATACCCGTCTGAAAGCGACGGATCATGATTGTAATCCTTGCCCCACTGAAGGAAAAGCACTTCAGCAGGCGCCTCTTCGGCGCTGGCAAGAATATTCACCGCTCTCTTAAGTGCCAAGTAGCCGGCTGGCTCAACTATTACTTTTGTTGTGGGGTGCTTGCGTGGGTGGTCGTTGTCGAACATAAGGACGACGCGCTTACCAGCAAAAAGGGGAAGCCACCGGGCGAATGGCTCCCCCACGCTGCCACAACCGGGCACGGCAACCACATTTGCACTAGCGTAGAGACTATTGGATTTACTAGCGGTCGGAATATAATTACCATTACCACTATCTTTGGCACGGCGCAGTACTTCCCACAGCGCCATGCCATCCCAAGGCCCTTCGCACACATAGACTGTACGCTTATTTTTATCATGAAGGTTGACGCCGTACAGGCCAGCATTGGCTTGCGGAGTGGCGAAAAGAGTGCTCTTACCACCACAGCGCACATAACGGTAGAGCTGAATAAGCTTGCCTTCGGCGTTGTATCCCGGCACCAACCAATCGCTAGTAATATCCGACTGAGCAACACCCCAGTAAATTAGCGTTTCCGGGTACAGCAGTCCCCGGTCTTCCGCCAGGGTTGAATAATCGCTAGTTCCTTCATCGCTTATTTCTAGTAACTGCTTTAAGAATGAGGCCGAGTTTCCTTTGGCGCCACACACTTTGCAGTCCCATAAGCCGTTACTGACTCCCACATAAAACTTTTTTTTACCGCAGAACGGGCATTCTCCTAGCGCCTGCGTGCCGTTGCGCCAATCCAGCTTCAATCCGTGGAATAGGTAGGGGCGCAAATGTGTCGGTGCGTTAACAACTTTTGGCACGCCGAGTCCTGGTTTTTGGATTGACTTTTGTTAACAAGCCGCCTTATAATAAGCATTCTCAGCCGTTGGAAAGGCTAGGCTCAATCATGACGAGGTAAGTTGATCCCGCGTTTAGTAGTCTTGGAGTAAGCCTGGTAGAGGCAGTTATGGCAGAGAATATTACCAACACTACCAGCCTTTTCAAGGCCAAACATAAAGGTGGCCTCCGCAAGCCGCAAGTCCGGATTCTTGAGATCTTTGCCAAGGCCAAAGGACCGCTGAACCGAGCCATGATTTCTGAGCGAGCCAAGGTTGACCTAGCCATGCTCCCTAGGTATATTGGCTCCCATGACGAAGTGAAGCGCCGCAAGAACGACAAAAACGCGTGCGTTTCGCTCCTCACCCTAGGATACGTTTGCTACGCCTCCAACGAGGAGCTGTCTGGCGCAGCCTATGAAATCACCCACAAGGGGCGGGCCGCTCTCGCCAAGAAGCAAGGAGCTGTCTGGCGCGGCTTGAGGCTTTTGACCGGTCATCAATCTTAAGACCAGGGAATATTATCAACGGTAGACCTATATCGTTACCAACCGACGTCCTCGTCATTGAAAAGGCTGGGCTCAACGTGGCACCCCTTTCCCCCAATCGTCGGCATAATACTCAATACCAACCGGCGTCGGTAGACCTATATCGTTGCCTCCCTCCTCCATGAGCTTTTTCAATACTAATATCCTCTGGAAGTTGTCTCCAACTGGAAGATCAAACACTAATTCGTCGTGAACTTGTAGCGTAATGAATCCATAGAAGCCGTCCAGCGCATTCCACTTATCCAGCTGCTCATGGCAGCGGATCATTGCTTTCATCATCCACCAACAAGCCGTGCCCTGGACGTGGTAGTTCAGTGGTACCGTGGGCAGGATCTTTCCCCACCATTTGGAGCGCGCGCACAGCAGCGGATAACCCCTCTCCTGGTCCACGGTTTTATCTGGTAACGTCTCGACGTAGCCATGCTTCTCGGCGAAGCGTATACAGCGTTCATTGAGTCCTCCCGGGCCGTGAATACGCGCGAACCTTCCCTTGACTTTGGCAAACGCCCCTGGGCGGTGATAAGCTCGGTCAGCCGTGCCGCTCTCCTCCACGGAGCCGTACTGCACGGCAAAGTCCCCATTTTTCACCCACTGGTAGTAGGTCGACGCGAACAGCTCTTTTACCTTGGCTCCGTGCCTGGCGAAGATCTCCGGGTAGACAGTATCAAACATAAGCAAGTGAACTTTTCCATAGTACGGCGGATCATTTGGCCGGTTGAATAAATCCACCATCTCTGCCTCTCCAGCTTCGTAGGCAGGAATGCGCAGCTCTATATTCTCAGCGTCCAAGCTCCACCACTCTCTCCCAGGCGCTGGGCCAAAGCAGTAACGGAGATTGCGCCCATCGCGCTTAGATATGTTTTGTTCGTTTGGATTAAAACTAGAGCAGCGGAGCGTATCCGTTCCGGTGGGATTGAGGAAAGGGTGTAGCCGGTGGACACCGCCGCCGCTGGTGTTACCTTGCGACCCCACCGCGTGGAGCGGAACCCAGAAGCGGCGGTAGGATTCCATGTAGGCCAGCGCGGTATCACTGGCGCGCTTGTTTGTCAGGTTACGCACAAAAGTTAGTGCCTTGTCGTGCCTGGGCAGATTCCCAAGGTAATGAGACATGGCTATCTTGGAACCAAGCGATGGAGCGCTGGTCTTTGCCTTGTGGTTACGTATTGGCTTCAACTTCAATACCTCAAAGCAGAATTTCCGCAGTGAGTTATTGACAGCCCCTTTTGGCAACTCCAACTCGTACATCAGCGAGGATGCAAGATTAATGCATATCTGGCCGGCTTTACAGCTCTCCTCCCGGCATTCATTTGTCAACTTCTCCAACCTATTCACGCTTAGTGTTACTCCATTATGCTCAATTGCCGCTATCACCGGCAACACCCCGCGCCTCTCCTGGTAAATCTTCCACAACTTTCTCCGCTTAAGTTCCCGCTCCATTGCAATCCACAAGGCGAGCGTGGTCGAGCTGTCAGCGTTACTGTAATCTCGCAAAACAGTATGCCATGGATGCCCGTGATCGTATCTTAGTTCCTTTGCCAGTGCTCTTGGAAGCCAGCAGTCGTACTTCCAGGTCTTTTCCTTGGCGCTGGGCATGTCAAGCCTACCCTTGGCTGCTAGTTGCCAGTTGGGAAACTCTTTCACGGCAAGCTTACGGGACTCCTTGACCGCTACTTCCAGTGATTTTTCATATGGCTCCAGGTCGAACGCATCAAGGTAGTAGAGTGCCATGGACGTGAGGTCATGGGGTTGATTGCTGGCCAATAGATGCCCGGCTAGTAATGTGTCGTGCGTTTTGTTCCACGGCCAGCTGGGGAATTGGTATTCAGTGGCGACCAACGCAGCAACATCAAACTTGGCGTTTTGCAATACCAGTTCCTCGCCTGATAGATGAACAGCCTTACTTATCTCCACCAGATCCGAGACTAATATTTTTGGCTTACGAGTTAAAGGGTCCACGTCCCATTCCCACCACATTTGTTCGCCGTTAGCGCGACAGAGCGTCACGAAGAACGGCTTGGCGCCGTGGTGTAGATCCATGCCAGTTGTTTCCGTGTCCAGGCAAATCATGGGTAAATTGGGTGATCCGTGGCTCGGGAAACCGTGGCGAACGGAGATCTCCATCACGGTTGCTATTGGTGAGTAAAGTCCCCGCGCGCTGGCATCCAGCCTGACGGTAACCCCATTACCTGTCCCGCGCGGGGTGTCCAGGAGAAAGATCAACTAAAGCAACCTGGGCATTGTTAAAATCTGGTTGGTTGTTCTGACTCTAGCTCGTCCCATTTTACTCCACTGATTACAACTTTAGTGTCGAGACGCTTGAGAGTCACCATGCGTGTCTTATCATCCACCACCATCACCTCGCACTCCACTGGCGTCTTTACTGGTTTTTTGGTTTTGTGATCCACTGGCCAATACAGATAAATCTCCTCCGGCTTTGGCACCCACGCCTCCACCGCCGCGTCTTTCTCCCCGCTTGGTGGCGGTAGCATGGACAGCACCATGGCCACTTCCGCCCAATCCGCCGCGCTATCAATAGCTTCTTCAGTTACCCTAGCTGATATGGCAAGCGTTCGCAGTTCGTTGGCCGCCTCTTCATCTCCAGCGTCCGCCAAGGCCGCCAATGTGGCGGCATTCTTGAACCAGGTCTTGGAGAGGCTAGGCACGGTTTTGCCAAGCTTCTTCGTGCCTTCACCAGAATTCTCGCCGTTATCACTGAATTCCACCAGGCCGTTCCAGTTGTGTTGCACGCGTGGTTCTTGGTTCGCGTAAGGTCCGCTGGTTTGTCTATCTCCCTGCCATGTGCGGAAGCGAAAGTGTGGCCGTGCCTGCTTCAGCGCGGCCACGGTAATCTCCAAGTTTTCCAGAGGCATTGTAGTAGTATCTACTCCAAGTTTACGCAACTCGTTGTAGATAAACGCAAGATGATCGCTTATGGTCTTGCGCGTCCTCGTAGGCGTGTCATATAGTGGCTCAATCAGGCTTGTGCGCAGTCCTTCAACTCGCTGACCCACCGCCTCAATGGGCCTCTTGACCA